ATATATAAAACTATAGATTAGTAGTACCGAATTTTAAAAAATCCCCGCCGTTGTTGGGCTAAACGCTGTCCGACTGCTTGGATACTTGTGAAAATCTCGGAAGCCAAGATTTTCACCACTTGGAGAGAATTCTCTCCCAGTCAGTAGGGTAGTGACTGCTGAACTGGTGCTTGCACCTTGTCGAGCCACGCCTCGAATGCCTCGTCTGAGGCAAAGGTTTCTTTGAGACTGTGCTTGATGTTGTAGACAGTTAAGAACTTGTAGTTCTGCATTGATGGGTTGGGGTAGTACTCTTGCAAGCGCCACTCTACACCTTTGATGGTGAGGATGCCTACGTCTTTGAGCAGGGGGAAGTGTGTTGAACGCATGATGATTCTCCTTAGATGGTGGTTGTGTTGAGACGCAAGTTACAGGTTTCTTCGTGAAGCATTTGGTATGTGCCCAAGCCCAACTCATGGATGAGCGCAATCATTGCCTGTGGGATTTCTTGGTTTACCCATTCGATAGGTAAACCACCCTCAATCTCTGACTCGCAAAGAATCAAATCGGCTGTGCCTGTGCGGGGTGGAAGGATGATGACAAATGTGCCCTCGGTGAAAGGGCTGGGGATAACTGCAAGTTTCATGGGATAAATCTCCTAGTTGGACAAGAAAAGAAACAGCGGCACGAAGCCGCTGTCAGAGATCGGGAGAGAAATCTCTCCGATCATTCAAAGGTGATGGAAGCACGCAACTCGGTGATGAGCGCATCGAACTCTGCCTTGCTAATGCCTGAGTTGATAATCTCGTTGACCAAAGTCTTGACCAAGGCTTTCGGTGCTGACACCTTGACTTGACGACCGCTTGACTCAGGCTCAGTCTCAGGGCGAATGATGTGGTAGCGGAACTTGGAGTAGCCCTTGTAGTAGGCACTCTGTGCATCCTTGCTTCTCTCATCCCGAGTCTGGGAGAGAATTGTCTCCGCCGCTTTCAAGGTGCAGGCTGTGTAGCCCATGATGAACTGCGTGATGCAGTCCTTCATCAACTGTGCCTGTTGCTCAGGCGTAGCCTTGGCGTATTCCTTATGCGCCCCTAGTGTGGATGCGTGGGTTGTGCGTTCAGCTTGACCCAATGCAAAGAACAGTTGGGTTGTTGTGATAGCAAGTTTCATGATGTGTTCCTTTCAAGAACGTATCGTCTAGGCGAAGTGCTTCGAACCGATACCTCTATTGTATGGAAGGGGGTATTCGGGGGTACTACAAAGCCGTATAAACTGAGAACCTTAGACCCCACCTACCCCCCACCAACCCATATACAGGGCATACCCCCGTCGTCATATGAACACTATTCCCCAACCATTCTCTGCAACTCAATTTAGTACTTTACAACTACTATAAAAATTTTATAAAATTTTGTGTCAACCGTTGGACAAAGCACATAAAAAAAAACCCCCTGACTTTGCAATCAGGGGGCGAAACGGCGGAGTATCTATCCAACCGAGGAGAAGCAACCGGCAACTGCTTGCCCATCACTAAATTTAAGTATACACTCCGCGCATCGCAGGTACAAGGGACTTATGCGCCAATGTTAGATCACCTTATTGATTTTGAACCCGAAGTGGTCACCCACTCTGGTAAACCTACGCCGCTTGAAAAAGAACATCCGGCGGATAGGATCGACGCCCAAGTAAAGACAACCGACTGGCTCAAGAGTCTGGGAGCCGCAGACACAGATACCGTGGTCAGCAACGCAGAAGTTCAAGCAGCACGCGCATCTTTTACAAACCTCGTGTCTTCAGCGCCAGCAGAAATCACGCACGAACATCTGGCCCAGATTAAAACACCGGCAGCTGTACAACACTTGGTCGGTATGTTGACCGCCTATGACTGGGAGTTTATTCAACAGGCCAAAGAAATTCGAGGCTATACAGTAGCCAAACTGTTGGAAGAATGCGAAAACCCTAGCGCCAGTATTCGGCTTAAGGCGCTTACAGCCCTTGGTAGGGTTACCGAAGTTGGATTGTTCACCGACAAAATTGAAGTCAAGAAGACAGACCTGACCGATGAAGAGATTGACCGCAAGCTTAAAGACAAGCTGGCCAAGTTCATGGGCGTGCAAGACGCTGATGTTATCGAGGATATAGACGAAGTTAGTACTAACCAACAACCCGCCGATGAAACTGAACGACTTGACACTGAGTCCAACTGAGATTCAAGCTATCCAAAAAGCCCTCCCAACCTTGAGTCTGGCGGAAAAGGTGGAGCTTATGGGTATGTTGGAGGAACGCGAGAAACGCTACAGCGTCAACGCCGGTCGTACAAACATAATTGAGTTTTCCAAGTACGTCTACCCCGGATTCAAAGTAGGGCCACACCACAGAAAGTTGGCCAAGATATTCCAAGATGTAATTGAGGGTAAAAAGAAGAGAGTAATTATCAACATTGCCCCACGTATGGGTAAGTCCGAGTTCTCGTCTTACCTGTTCCCCGCGTTCTTTCTAGGTAATTACCCTAACAAGAAAATTATCATGGGAACGCACACTGCGTCGCTGTCTGAAGATTTTGGACGGCGGGTTCGTAACTTACTGGATGATGAGCAGTATCATGAGCTATTTCCTCAAACAATTATTGCAGATGATCAGAAGGCTGCTGGAAAGTGGAGTACTGCTGCTGGTGGCCAGTATTATGCTGCCGGTGTGGGTGGCGCTCTGGCTGGGCGTGGTGCTGATTTATTTGTTATCGACGACCCTCACTCGGAACAAGACGTCAAAGCAAACAGTCGTCTAGCGTTTGACACGGCGTGGAGTTGGTTTCAAACTGGCCCGTTGCAACGTCTGATGCCGGGCGGGGCAATCATAGTAATTATGACGCGCTGGGGGCCACTGGACTTAACCGGCAGACTAATACAGTATCAGGTAAGTAACCCCGAAAGCCCACGCTGGGAGATTGTGGAGTTGCCAGCCATTCTGAACGAGGACACAGAGAACGAGAAATCTCTTTGGCCAGAGCAGTGGCCACTGGAAGCCCTCAAAAGCGCAAAGTCCTCAATGGACCCCCGCTACTGGAACGCGCAGTACATGCAGCAGCCGACCTCAGACACGGCGGCAATCATCTCAAGAAAACACTGGCGCATATGGGAGGGGGACGAGCCACCTACCTGTGAATACATCATCCAGTCATGGGACACGGCGCATGAAACCAAAACAACCTCCGACTATTCTGCCTGTACTACTTGGGGGGTCTGGTACAACGAGGAGGAGAACGACAAGCCCCAGCTTATCCTCCTTGACGCTTTCAAAGACCGGATCGCATTCCCAGAACTCAAACAAGTCGCCTTCAAGCACTGGAAGGAATGGCAACCCGATGCCTTCATTGTGGAGAAAAAGGCAGCAGGTGGGCCACTGATCCAAGAGCTTAGGGCGATGGGCATCCCTGTACAAGAATTTACACCAAGCCGTGGAAACGATAAGATGGTGCGTGTGCAGGCTATTGCGGACTTGTTCTCCTCTGGTATGGTGTGGGCACCTGACACACGTTGGGCACGCGAAGTGATTGAGGAGGTTGCGGCCTTCCCCGTTGGCGAGCACGATGACTTTGTGGACACGACCAGCCAAGCACTGCTTCGATTCAGACAAGGCGGCTTCATCACGCTAGACACGGATGAGCCAGATGAACAACGGTTTTTCAAACGTCGCAGTGCGGCGTACTACTGATGGAACAATTTTTTTACGAACTCCTAGTTCCGTCGTCTATTGCGGACGAGGCGTTAGCGTTTAGCAAAAACAATGAGGTCTGGCACCTTTACTACAACTTTGAGGCGGCACGACTGCCAATAGAGCTTGTGATCAAAGAGCCAATGCTCATGTGGTTAGCCAAAAATAAATTTGACTTTCATGTGGGCGTTATAAAACTACCTCCCAATACCTGCTACAAATGGCACTCGGACACGGACCGGCAGGTTGGCATCAATATGCTATTGGAAGATAATGGCAGCAAGTGCTTATTTGCAGAGGACACGGAGGACGTTTCTTTTCCCATCATTGAACTTGCGTATAAGCCTAGCAAGTATTACGTCTTCAACACGAGACGACAGCATACGGTGTTCAATTTTGCTGGAACCCGGTACTTGTTAACAGTTGAGTTTCTTGGCAAAGACCGAGGCTTAACTTATACGGATATTTGCAACGTATTTAAGGATAATCATGGCAACCAACATAGATAAAGCACTGTACCAACAACCCCAAGGCATGGAAGAACTGGCACAAGAAGAAGAGGCCGTTGAGATTGAAATTGTTGATCCTGAAGCGGTCAACATTCGCGCCGGTGGTTTAGATATAAGCATCATCCCCGGTGAAGAAGAGGATGACTTTAACGTGAACTTGGCTGAGGACATGGACGAGGGTGCGATGTCTTCACTGGCGGGAGACTTGAGCGGAGACGTTGAACAAGATAGAGGCTCACGCAAAGATTGGGAGAAAGCCTATACCGAGGGTTTGAAGCTCTTGGGTTTGAATTACGAGGAAAGAACGGAGCCTTGGAACGGAGCTTGTGGTGTATTTCACCCTATGATTACAGAAGCAGTGGTGCGGTTCCAGTCAGAAACAATTACTGAACAGTTCCCAGCCGCAGGCCCAGTGCGCACAAAAATAATTGGTAACGAGACTCCGGAGAAGCAAGAGGCGGCGGTTCGTGTTGAGGCTGACATGAACTATGAGTTGACAGAGGTCATGCGTGAGTTCCGCCCTGAGCATGAGCGTATGTTGTGGAGCTTGCCAGCTACCGGTTCGGCGTTTAAGAAGGTCTACTATGATCCCAATTTGGGACGCCAAGTATCTATATTTATACCAGCAGAAGACATTATTCTGCCCTACGGAACGACCGATTTAGACACTTGCTACCGCTTGACACACGTTATGCGCAAGACCAAGAACGAGATATTGAAACTCCAGCAAGCAGGCTTTTACCGTGATATTGAGTTACCTGACCCTAGCAAAGAACAAGACAACATTAAGAAGGCCAAGGACAAAGAAACAGGCTTCTCTGATTTAAATGACGAGCGTTACACCCTGTACGAGTGCCATGTGGACTTGGTGTTGGAAGGAGATGAGGATAAAGATGACGACGGTGAACCTACCGGCGTAATGCAACCATACGTAGTTACCCTAATAAAAGGAAGCAATGATGTCCTCGCCATCCGCAGAAACTGGAACCAAGATGACTCCCTCAGACTCAAACGACAACACTTCGTTCACTACCAATACATCCCGGGTTTTGGGGCTTACGGCTTCGGCCTTTTCCACCTCATCGGAGGATACGCCAAGTCAGCCACCAGTCTCATGCGTCAGCTCGTCGATGCTGGGACGCTTTCTAACTTACCCGGAGGTCTTAAGACTCGCGGAATGCGCATTAAGGGAGACGACACCCCCATCGCTCCCGGAGAGTGGAGAGACGTAGACATAGGTTCTGGGGCACTGCGTGACAGCATCTTGCCTTTACCCTACAAGGAACCTTCCGTAGTTCTGGCTGGGCTGTTAGACAAGATCGTAGAAGAGGGCCGTCGTTTTGCCGCAACAGCGGATATGAACGTGTCGGACATGTCTGCACAGGCTCCTGTGGGCACAACACTGGCTCTTTTGGAGCGCCAGCTTAAAGTTATGTCTGCGGTTCAAGCCCGTCTGCACTACACATTCAAGCAAGAGTTGCGTCTGTTGGCGGCAATCATCCGTGACTACACCGAGTCAGATTACGACTATGACCCCATTGATGCACCCCGCAAGGCTAAACAATCAGACTACGACCACATTGACATCATCCCTGTAAGTGACCCCAACGCGGCAACAATGAGCCAGCGGGTTGTGCAGTATCAAGCTGTCATCCAGATGGCGCAGATGGCTCCCGATATTTATGACTTGCCGCAGTTGCACCGCAACATGCTTCAGGTTTTGGGTATTAAGGATGCTGACAAGCTTGTGCCCCTGCCGGACGAGATGAAACCAAAAGACCCCGTGTCTGAGAATATGGCAGCGCTGCGTCTAGAGCCGTTAAAAGCTTTCTTATATCAAGACCACGAGTCCCATATTAAGGTGCACATGATGGCAATGCAAGACCCCACCGTCATGCAGTTGATTGGACAAAACCCCAAGGCCGGTCAGATACAAGGTGCAATGATGGCGCACGTTGCGGAGCACGTAGGATTTGCTTACCGGCAAAAGATAGAGCAACAAATGGGTATGCCTCTGCCTCCAGAGGGAGAGAAGATGCCACCTGAGATGGAGATACAACTTTCCGGCATGATGGCGCAAGCCGCAGCTCAAGTTTTACAACAGAGTCAAGCGCAGCAAGCCCAGCAACAAGCCCAACAACAACAGCAAGACCCGTTGGTCCAGATGCAGCAACAAGAGTTACAGATCAAACAGCAAGAACTTCAAATCAAGCAACAAGACTTGCAACTTAAAGCGCAAGAGATGCAAGGCCGCTTGGAACAAGAGTTACAGATTAAACAACAAGAAATTCAAATCAAACAACAAGACTTGCAACTTAAAGCGCAAGAGATGCAAGGCCGTTTGGAGTTGGACAACAAGCGCCTTGAAGTAGATGCTATGGGTAAAGCGGGGCAGATACAACAACAAAAAGCAACGGCAAACATTACCGCAATGGGTAAGGCTGGAGACTTAAAACGTCAACGGCAACAAATGGAGATGAACGCAAGAAACCAACAATTTAAGGAGAAACCAACTAAATGATTCAAGACTTCGCACGCGTATTGCGCGAAAAATTACGCACCGATATGAACAACTACGCAGATGACTGCGCTGGTGGGGCATGTCGCACTTTTGAAGAGTATCAAAAACTTTGCGGGACTATTCAGGGTCTAGCCATTGCAGAGCGCCACTTACTTGACCTTGCAAAGAAAGTAGAAGAAACCGATGAGTGAACTTGTTCTAGAACCGGGGCAATACGCCCTGCCTGATGTAATCCAACCCGTCGATGCACCCGTGCAAGACGCTACTGACGAAGAAAAAGCCACTATGCTGCCAGAGCCAACAGGCTGGAAGCTGTTGTGTGCCGTGCCCCCAGTCTCTGAAAAGATTGATGGTACTGCGCTTGATCTTGTACGCGATACAAGCAGTATGAAACAAGAAGAAAGCGCAACCACCGTGTTGTTTGTGATGAAGGTTGGCCCTGATGCGTACAAAGATCAGACCAAATTTCCCGCAGGCGCTTGGTGCAAGGAAGGGGATTTTGTACTTGTACGTACCTATTCTGGTACACGGTTCAAGATCTTTGGTAAGGAGTTCCGGCTCATCAATGATGACCAAGTGGACGCTGTTGTGCAAGACCCTCGTGGGCTAACCCGCGCTTAAAGGAGCAGAAATGGCAGAGCAATATAAATTTCCTGACGAACTTGATGACAACAAAACCCAGAAGGTTGAAATAATTCAGCCCGAAGATGACGTTGAAATTGAGATTGTTGACGATACACCTGTCCAAGACCGTGGCCGTAGGCCATTGGACAGAGAGGTGGAAGACCCCACGGATGAAGAGATTGAGTCCTATACAAGAGGGGCACAAGACCGCATCAAGGAGTTGACCCATGCGCGTCACGACGAGCGCCGTGCCAAAGAAGCTATTTACCGCGAGAAGCAAGAGCTTGAGCGTCTTGCACAGCACATGGTTGAAGAGAACAAGCGTCTCAAACAGTATGTAAACAACGGCACTCAACAGTATGGTGCTATGGCCCAGACCGCTGCGGGGGCAGAATTAGACAAAGCACGCCGAGAGTACAAGGCGGCACAAGAGTCGTTTGACACCGATGCCATCCTTGCGGCTCAAGAGGCTTTGTTTGAGGCTAAGGCAAAATTACAACAGGCACAAAATTTTCGTCCACCCCCTTTACAAGTGGAAGAATATGATGTACAACCTCAACAACAGCAGACCCAATCTGTTCAACCGGACGAAAAGACCCTGCGCTGGCAGGCAAAAAACCAGTGGTTTGGTTCCGATGGGTTTGAAGAAGTCACCAGCTTTGCACTAGGGCTGCATCAAAAACTAGTCAACTCCGGGGTCAACCCCCGCCATGATGAATATTTCGAGCAAATTGATGCTCGCGTAAAGTCTACGTTTCCCGAAATGTTCGGTGGCGGTAGCGAAAAGTCGCGGCGACCTTCTTCAGTGGTTGCTCCGGCAACACGTTCTACAGGAACAAGGAAGGTTCAATTGACGCCATCACAAGCGGCGTTAATTAAAAAGTACAACCTTGATCCTAAGAAGTATGTTGCTGAAGTTTTAAAACTGGAGAATCAAAATGGCTGAAAACCGTAACCCCCGTGATAATGTGTCACGCGAAAAATCAACTCGATACGTGTATAAACCTTCGAGTGCGTTGCCTGATCCTACCCCTGAACCCGGATGGGAGTTTCGCTACATAGCGACTCATGTCTTGGGACAGTCCATGCCAACCAATGTGTCTAGCAAGATGCGGGATGGCTGGGAACCGGTTAAGGCAGCAGACCATCCAGAACTGATGCTTGAAGGTAATGCAAAAGGTAATGTGGAAATTGGTGGATTAATGCTTTGCAAAATTCCTACCGAAAAACTCGCTGCCATGAAAGAGTATTACGACACGCAAGCGCAGAACCAGATGGATTCAGTGGACAACCACTTCATGAGAAATAACGACCCGCGTATGCCTCTGTTTGCTGACCGAAAGTCAACAACCAGTCGTGGAAGCGGATTTGGTACAGGTTCAAAATAAAGGAGTCTTAGATGGCTTATCCGGTAATTGACGCCCCTTACGGGCTAAAACCGATCAACTTGATCGGAGGTCAGGTATTTGCGGGTTCTACTCGTGAATATGCAATCATCAACAACTACGCTACAAACATCTTCTATGGGGACCTCGTGGCCTTGGTTCGCGGTAACTTAGAACGTATTTCTGTAAGTACTGGTACGGTGGGTACGGTAGTCGGCGTCTTTTTGGGATGCTCGTTTACCAACCCGTTGACCAAGCAGAAAACGTTTTCTCAGTATTATCCAGCAAGTACTGCTGCGGGTGACACTGTCGGTATCATTTGTGATGATCCTGACACTGTGTTTTCTGCTGTTGTTTGCTCGGCTACTACTGCAATTGCTTCTGGTGCTCGTGCAATGATCGGCCAAAACGTGGCCATGATCAACAACACTGGTAACACTGCAACTGGTAACTCAAAGAACGCGGTTTTAGCTCCTAGCGCTACGCCTGCAACGACAGATGCTCTGCCTTTGCGTGTGTTGGGTTTGAATCCAGATACTGAAGTCTCTCTTGGTACTGCCACATTCACAAGCATTTCAACCGCCACCATCACTTGTAGCGCAATTCCCTTTGCGTTGCCTGTTGGTACTGATGTAGGATCATTGGACTCTAACGGCAATTACATTGCTTCAGGTTCCTTTGTAATTACAGCAGCGACGGCTGGTGCGACAACTGTGGTTATGAATCAAGCCCCCATCACTGCTTTTGGTGCAAGCTCAACGTTGGTCTTTAATCAGTTTCCAGAAATTTTGGTTAAATTGAATTTTGGTCAGCATGAGTATTACGCAGCAACTGCAACAGCATAAGGAGCTAAATAATGGCTATTTCACGCGCACAACTACTTAAAGAACTCCTCCCCGGACTGAATGCTTTGTTTGGCATGGAATATGGTCGCTACGGCGAAGAGCATAAAGAAATCTACGAAACTGAGAAATCAGAGCGTAGCTTTGAAGAAGAGACCAAGCTTGCTGGTTTCTCCGCTGCTCCCGTCAAGAACGAAGGTTCTTCCATTGCTTATGACAATGCGCAAGAGGCGTTCACAGCACGCTACAACCACGAAACCATTGCCTTGGGTTTCTCAATCACTGAAGAAGCGATTGAAGATAACTTGTACGACAGCTTGTCTGCTCGCTACACCAAAGCCTTGGCCCGTGCAATGTCTTACACCAAGCAAGTCAAGGCAGCTTCTGTTTTGAACAACGGCTTCTCCGCTAGCTACGTAGGTGGCGACGGTGTTGCTCTGTTTAGCACAGCCCACCCCTTGGTTTCTGGTGGCACCAACAGCAATCGCCCAACTACCAACGCTGACTTGAACGAAACTTCATTGGAAAATGCAGTTATTCAAATTGCCGCTTGGACTGATGAGCGTGGCCTGTTGATTGCAGCAAAGCCCCGTAAGTTGGTGATTCCTCCTGCTCTGATGTTCGTGGCTACCCGCCTGTTGGAAACCAACCTCCGTGTTGGCACTACCGACAACGACATCAACGCGTTGAAGAACAACGGTTCAATCCCAGAAGGTTACTGTGTCAATCACTTCTTGACAGACAGCAACGGCTGGTTCTTGATGACCGACGTTCCCAACGGCTTGAAGCATTTTGAGCGTATGCCTCTGGAGAACAAAATGGACGGCGACTTCGATACTGGTAACGTACGTTACAAGGCTCGTGAGCGTTATTCATTTGGCTGGTCTGACCCATTGGGATCTTTCGGTTCCCCCGGTACGACCTGATAGACAAAGGGGGCCTTGTGCCCCCTTTTCTTTTTTTAAATTTCGTGTATATTTAAAGCATTCCGGGAATCATCCGGCGTATCTGACAGTCCCGGCTGACGACATGCAGACAGATGCGCCCAACTTGCATGTAAGGAAAAAATCATGGCACGCACTACGTTTCAAGGCCCAATTCGTTCATTGGGCGGCATTTATCAACAAGGCCCAGCTACTGTTGTTGACATCACAACAAGCACCACATTAACCCCCGAAGATCACGGCGGTCGTATCATTGCTGTTGGCGGTTCTTTAGCGGCTGCACTGACATTGACATTGCCCGCAATTAATGTTTCAGCTAACTCCACAACATCTGGCCCCGGTCAAGACCCAAGTACAGCCAATAACGAAGGCGTTGTTTACACAATCTGGGTTCCTACTACCATCTCTACAAGCTCTTTGAAGATTGGTACAGACGGTACTGATAAGTACGTTGGCTCAATCACCATGAACGACGTTGACGCAGACGGCGCAGCATTGGTCGGTTTCTTTGCCGCCGCTGCCAATGACTTTATTAATTTGAACGGCACTACCACTGGCGGTGTTGCAGGTTCATGGATTCAGATTGTTGCAATTGCAGCCAATAAGTACATGGTTAATGGAACAGTCCTTGGCACTGGTACTGTTGCCACACCATTCGCTAACTCCTAATCAACCCAAGGGGCTTCGGCCCCTTTTTAAAAGGAGATTAATTATGATGCAGACAGACGTAAAAAGCGGCGCGGCAGCAGCCAATGCAACCACCACCATTTTTGCTGACCCAACCCGTATCAAGGGTATATCCATCAGCTATTCATCAGGCGCAACGGTTGTTTTGAATGATGGGACAGGCGGTACAGCTAGGTTCTCATTTACTGCGCCAGCGGCTGCGGGGTGTATCTACATGGTGTTTCCCGGAGAAGGTATTAGATGTAGTACCAATATCTCCGCAGTGGTATCAGCAACAACTACAGCGGTTGTGTTCTATGGCTAAGAAAAAAGGCCCCGTTCTCTCGGTTGGTCGTGGTGAGAAGCTACCTACCTCCAAGGGAGCAGGCTTGACCGCAAAAGGCCGCAAGGCATACAACGCAGCAACAGGAAGCAACTTGAAGGCTCCGCAACCACAAGGCGGCGCACGTAAGAAGTCATTCTGCGCGCGTATGTCTGGTATGCCCGGCCCGATGAAAGATGAAAAAGGCAAGCCTACCCGTAAGGCGGCTTCTTTGGCAAGATGGAAATGTTGAGGAGTAAATTATGAGAATGCAACGACCAACAAGGCAACCTAGTAGCAACCCACGTATGGATGCAATGCCAGCAGGAACTCTCAGTCCAAGAGGTGCGCCTACCCGTCCATTTAATCCGTTCACTCTGGATTCAGTTAGACCTGCTGGAAGCGGCGCAGTAACAGGCGGCGGTATGCCAACAATGCAACCAAACCAGTCACCAGCAAAACCATCATTTGGACGCAAGATGAACAAAGGCGGCGCGATTAAAACTAAAAGTGGTTCTGTATCCAAAGCCTCTAGCGCCTCTTCCCGTGCAGACGGTTGCGCCACCAAAGGCAAGACAAAAGGTAGGTTTGTATGAACAACGACATAAAAGCAATGACTGATGGCGCTGCCGTAGTAATGGGCCTTGGCGGTTTCTTAGGATGGATGACTCCCGTCGTAGCGCTTGTTGGTGGAATATTGACCATTGTGTGGATGATTATTCGTATTTACGAAACTGAAACCGTCAAGAAGCTTTTTAACCGCAAGAAAGACGATGCCGAGCACGAGTAAGAAGCAACACAATTTCATGGCGGCTGTGGCTAACAATCCAGCATTTGCCAAGAAAGTCGGAGTCCCACAATCTGTGGGCAAAGAGTTCAACAATGCCGATAAAGGCAAAACTTTTAAAAGAGGTGGTGATATGGCTAAGATGAATGCAGGCATGATGGCAATAATGGCTAAGAAAAAAGGCGCTAGCAAAATGGCTGGTGGCGGTATGCCCATGAAAGACGGTAAACCCGCTTTTATTGGTGACGGCAAGGGCGCAATGAAAAAAGGCGGCACGGCTAGCGGTATGCACAAAATGCCTGATGGCAAGATGATGAAAGACTCCGCCATGAAGAAAATGGCTGCTGGTGGCATGGCATACGCTAAAGGCGGCGGCATCGAGTCCAAGGGTAAAACCAAAGGCAAGATGATTACCATGAAGTCTGGCGGAAAGCTGTGCTGAGATGAGACCTTCACGCGGTATGGGGGACATCAACCCCTCAAAGATGCCTAAAGGCGTGAAGAAACCGCGCCAAGATGACACCGACTTCACCCAGTACAAAGAGGGTGGTAAGGTAAAGTCTAAGGTGAATGCTGCTGGCAACTACACCAAGCCTGAGTTGCGCAAACGGATCTTTAACAGCGTCAAAGCTGCGGCAATCGTGGGCACTGGCGCAGGTCAATGGAGCGCCAGAAAAGCGCAGGTTATGGCTAAACGCTACAAAGCCGCAGGGGGCGGGTATCGTGACTAAATGGTCGGAAAAGCGCAAGAAGTCCATAAACTGTGATGCCCCAAAAGGCTTCTCAGAAAAGGCACATTGCGCAAGTAAGAAAATGGCCGGTGGCGGGTTGGCTAAACCGCAACAGTCTTTAAAGGACTGGGGCAAACAAGATTGGACAACTAAAAGTGGTAAAAAATCTTCTGACACTGGTGAACGATACCTACCAAAAGCTGCGATCAAAAGTCTTAGCGCTTCTGAGTACGCTGCGACAACGCGTGCAAAACGTGCTGGCAAAGCTAAAGGGAAACAATTCGTAGCCCAGCCTAAAGGCATAGCAAAGAAAACAGCAGGTTTTAGATAGGAGAATATTATGGCAGGCGGCGGCGAAGGATCAACTGGGGGCATTGGGGCACAAAGCCCTGCTGCAAACCCTATGGGGCAAATTGGCGGTGCCGTTGGCGGAGCTTTGGGTGTTAATAACAACCAACAAGGCCCTTTTGGTGGTATGTACAACTCCACTAACGCCACCACTTCACAAGACATGATGGGTGGCGGCGGTAATAACGCCCCTATGGGCCAAACGTTGGGCCAACTTGGACTTTTTGGTTTTGGTGGTCAGCAAGACGGGTACGGTGGTTACGGTGGTCAGCAAGGCGGTTACGGCCCATTTGGTAGCGGATACGGTGATCAGCAACAAGGTATGGGCCAAATCCCCGGATTTGCCAGCCCGTATTTTCAACAAATGCGGCAGCAACCACAGTCGGAACAAGGTATGGGCCAAACCCCCGGATTTGCCAACCAGTATTTTCAGCAAATGCAGCGGCAACCACAGTCGCAACAACTAAACCAACTTAATCAAATGATGCGAGGCCAGCCCGACTCGCAGTTTAAAAATGCAGAGTTTAAAAATGCAGCACCCGAACGAGCGGCAAACAGAAGTCTAGCTAAAAACAATGCGCAAACACAATCCCGACCTGTAGCTGCTGTTATGCCACAGCAATCAACTTCAAACAATAAGCTAACACCTGAATTAGCGCAAAGTTTAATGCAGAAGTCTATGACCAAGAGTGGTGTACCTACTTCAGAATTTAACAAATATGGCGGGTACGACGTAGTTAGCGAAATGTACGCAGATAACAAAGATAAATTAAATGCCGCACAACAACGCACGGCGGATATAAATCGCTCAATGAAACGCATGACGGAGTTGACTGAAAGAAACGCAAAGCAGGAG